TCGACGAGCGCACGTTGCGACGGTACGCCGACGCCGACGCGTGGTTCGAGCGTTGCGCCGCCTTCGACCGACACCTCGACGCCGGGCTCGTCGCGGCGGTTGTCGACGTGCTCGCCGAGTCGGCGCGCGACACCGCCGCCCGCCACGCGAAGATCGCGCAAGACGCGGCGCACGTCGCGCGCTCGGTTGTCGACGGTTGGCTCGCTCGGCTCGCCGCCGGCGAGGCGCTCGACGGTTGGTCGCCGAACGACGTGCGAGGCATGCTCAAAGACATGATCACGATCGAGCGACTCGTGCGCGGCGAGGCAACCGAGCGCGTTCACCACGGCGTCGAGTTCGACTTGTCGAGGCTCACGCTCGACGAGATCGAGACCATGCGAGCGATCGAGTCGAAGGCGGGCGTGCTAGAGTAGGGCTCGTTCGTTCTTTCGTGGCGTCGGCCCACCTACACACCCCCCTGTGTAGGTGGGCCGTTTTCGTGTAGGTGTGCAAGGCTCGTGCCATAAGGCAAACCTTATACTGAACAAGTGTTAAGTCGAACCGCGCTACGGCGTTTTCGAGCCGAAAACGGGCAAGGGGTCGATCTAGAGCCTCGACGCCGTGGCGGCACCCCTGAGCGCGAGCAATCCCTATAAGGAAGTGTGCCGAAGTGTCGTTATAAGGGTAGGCTTATAGGCGCAAGCGCCCTACCTGAACAAGCGACCAAAGCAAGCACCGTGCCATAAGGCTTTCCTTATACGTGGCACGGCGCATGCTACGCGCGCGCCCGTTCCTATTCTCTCGGGCTCGCCGAGTGAGGCGGCGGGCTCTCGCAACTATCTCGACGGGCGACGAGATAATTGTTGATAAGGATAGCCTTATGTGGGAGAACAGAGATCCGGCAATCAAGTCGGCCCACGAAAGAACAAGACCATGACCCTCGAAAACAACATCGCCGCCGCCGCCACTTTCGGAACCCCGCTCACGCTCGCCGTGTCGACCGCCGCCGAGATGATTGACAACGCCGAGCGCGCCGGGCAATGGCCCGTCGACGTGCGCGAGGCGAGCGTGTTCGCGAACGACGGCGGCTCGCATATCAAGGCGGGCAACAAGCGCGCGATCGTCGGCGAGTATCGCGACGGCGGGCGCCGCGTGCTCGGGATCAACGGCTCACGGTTCAACGCGACGAGCGCCGCGCAATGGCGTGAACTCGTGAACGCCGCCGTCGCCGCCGGCGCGAAGCCGTTCGGCTCGCACGGTTGGGGCTCTAAGGTCGCGGCAATGTTCTCGGTCGAGAGCAACCACAAGAGCGGGCTCACCTCGACGCTCGTGCTCGGCGACGGCTTCGACGGCGACACGTTGCTCGTCGGCGGCGGCATTGTCGGGCGCCCGTTTTGCGCAAACCAAATGGCGAGCATGCTCGGCTCGGCGAAGCGCTCGGGCGGCGATTGGTGCAAGATCCGCCACACCGCGTCGCTCGACGAGAAAGTGAACCGCCTCGCCGCCGGCATGGTCGCCGTCGCCGAGCAAGGCGCCGCCGTGTCGGCGCTCTTCGACCGCGCCGCGCTCGTGCACTTGCCCGGCGCCGCCGCCCGTGCCGCCTTCGACGCGTTCTTTCCCGAAGCCGTCGCCGCGCCGGGCGAAGCCGCGCCGAGCGCTCGTGCGGTCACGCTCGCCGAGAACCGCCGCGCCGCCGCACGCGTCGCCGCCGCCCTACCCTGCAACCGCGTCGGCGGCGCGGGTAACCTCGCCACGCTTTGGAACGCGGGCACGTATCTCGTCGACCGCAACGAGGATGGCACGAGCCGAACGACGCGCGGCTCGGCGGTCGGTTCGATGCTGTTCGGCGCGCGCGGCAAGCGCGTCGAAGAGTGTTTGCACCTTGTCGACGTGATCCTCGCCGACGGTCGCGTCGAGAGCATGACCGTCGGGCAAGCGACCGACGCCGGCGTCGACGCCGACTTGCTCGGCAAGGGCTTGCTCGAAGCCATGCTCGCCGACACGAACTAGACCCATTGCGCCCCGCAAGAGCCCCGCCACGCCGTCGAGCGTCGCGGGGCTCTTGTGGTATAAGGAAACGAACCGGCGCCCGCCACGGCGCCCCCAACGCGAAAGAGAACCGAACCCATGCGAACCCTACGATCCGGCGCCTACACCTTGCCCGCCACGACGAGCCCGATCCTCAACCCCGCCGCCGACGGGCGCGCCCGCCACGACTGGCGCAAGGCGGCGACGTTCGAGCCCGGTCGATACTTCGTGACCGTGCGCGAGAGCGTCGAGAACTTCGGCGGCGGCGACGAGACGATCACGATCCGCACGATCACCGTTCAACGGTTGAGCGGTTACGGGATCGATCTCGGGCGCCGAAGCCTCGAAGACTATGCCGAGTTTCTCGACGCGCTCGTCGTCGACGACTCGCTCGACTCGTTCTTGCGCTACTCGAAGATCGAGAACTACGTCGATCCCGTCGACGTGCTCGTGCGACTCGTCGAGGCGGGCGTCGTGAGCGACGACGCCGCGCGGGTTGCCGTCGCCGCGACGAAGCAAGCCGACGCCGCACGATACGAACTCGAAGACGTGCGCGAGCAAGCCGCCCGCGACGCCGCGATCAAGGTGGCGTCGTGAGCGCCGGCGAGCGCCGGCCCGACTGGCGAGGCGAGGCGACGACGTTCGTCGACGAGCACGGCGTCGAGCGCGTCGTGATCGCCGTCGATCACTACACCGGCGCCGAGGGCTATTACGGCGGCGTGAGCCCCGCCGAGTTCGAGCGCAACGGGTTCTCGTGCGGCGCCCGCTACTACTTCGGCGAAGCCGTCGAGTTGCTCGGCGTCGAGCGCCGACCGTGCGCCGATTGCGCCGAGCCGACGACGGGGTGCGTCGTCTTCGCGCCGAGCGGCGCCGAGCGCGTGGTGTGCGAGGCTTGCATGTCGAAGGGCTACGATCGCGACGGGCACGCCGTCGAGGTGTCGCCGTGAGCGCCCCACGCTTCGAGCCTATGACGCCCGCCCGCCTTCGAGCGTGCGCGGCGTTGTGGCGCGATATGCACAAGTCGGGCACGCCGAAGCAACGAGCCGACGCCGAAGAGCAAGCGCGACGCAACGAAGGGCGGGCGTCGTGAGCGCCGCCGTGAGGTGCTATCCGCACGCGTTCTCGTGCTCGTGTTGCCGCGCACACCTCGACGCCGACGGGCGCGTTGTGCGGGCGGTGTGCAACGCGTGCGGCAAGAGCAAGCCGCGGCTCGGCGCGCCGGGGTTCGGCGCGTGGTGCGTGAACGGTCGTTGCGGCGCGTGTTGCTCGCGCCAGTGTCGGCACGTGTCGAGGGCGACGTGAGCCGCTACCACGGCGCCGCTAGTGCGCTCGCCGCCTTCGTCGCGGGTTGCGTGTTCGCCGCGCTCGTCGGCGCCTCACAACCCGCCACGGCGGCGGGAAAGAGCGACGAAGCGCGAGCGCTCGAACGGATCGCCCGAACGCTCGAAGGCAAGTGCAAGCCGTGAACCCCTACCAGATCTTGCTGGCGGTTGTGCTCGAACGCGGTCGCCCCGTGCGAGTCTTCGCCGTTCTCGTCGACGAAGGCGAACACCGGCGGGCGTGGTTCTTTGAGCGCCTCACAACGGCGCAAGACGCCGCGACGGCGTTCGGCTTGTTCGGGCATGCCTTGCTCGACGAGCACGGCATGAGCTAGCCTCACGGCGCCGGCGTTGCCCTATCAACGCCGACACGAGCCCCGCGTGCCCCGTGCGTTCGTAGCGCGCGGGGCTCACTTTCGTTTGGCGACTCTTGCCGCCAGTCGATGGTATGTCGCGACGCGGGCGTCGAGTTGCTTCGCGCGCGACGGCTTGCGCGACTCTTTCTTCGAGAGCCCGCCATAGTTCATGAACACGCAACGGGGCGCGCCGTTGCAACGCTTGATCGCCGGGCGAAGATACACCGACGCCGCCTTCGTCGCGCGCTTCGTCGACGCGTCGTCGACGCCGACGATCTCGCCGAGCGTAAAGTCGGTTTGCGGGATCTTCGTCGTCGTCTTGCGCGATCCGATATTGAGTTGAAAGAGCGACCACGCGAACCCGTTGTCGCCGCGCATCGCGCCCGAGTGCACGTCGCGACGAAACGTCGACTCGTGCTTCGCGACCGTGAGCAAGAACAACGCGAGGCTCGTGTCGTCGCCCGCCTCGCCGTGCACGGCTTCGGCGATCACGGCGTATCGAGCGCGCACGTCGTCGGGCTCTTCGCCCGCGGGCTTGTGGTTGGCGGGCGGGGTTAGCAGCGCGATTAACGCGGCGATTGTTGCGGCTTGTAGCATGGGCGCACAACTAGCACGAGTTGTCGCGCTCGTGCTAATAAGGAAACATGCCAAAGAACCAACGACGCCGAAAACGGCGCGAGTCTACTGTCGCCGGCCCGAGTCGCGAACGCCCGTTCGCCGACTTGATCCGCGAAGCCTTCGACGAGTCGGGGCTAACTCAAGAGCAATTCGCCGAGCGGCTCGGCGTGAAGCAACCGCGGATCGTCGAGATCTTCGCGAGCGCCTCGATCACCGAAGCGCTCTTCGACCGTTGCGCCGCCGCGCTCGGCGTCGAGATCGAGACGCGTCTCGTCGGCGAGGTGTCGCCATGAACGCGCACGAACTCACGAAGTTGATCGCGCTCGTCGACGAGATCGACTTCGAGGATCTCGAAGACGACGAAGCGATCGAGTTGCTCAAAACGATCTCGCCGACGACGATCGCCGAGATCGTCGCCGGGCTCGAAGAGTTGCAAGCGCGGCGCAAGGCGGCGCGCGACGAGCACGGGATCGAGGTTCCGTCGTGAGCCCGCTCGAACGACACCGCCTTCGACTCGAACACGGGCTCGTCGAGTGTGTCGCGTGCGGCGGCGGCGGCGAGTCGTCGCGCGGCGGCGAGTGTCGAGCGTGCAAGGGCTCGGGCGGCGTGCGAGTCGGGCTCGCGCAACACTCGTCGAAGAGCGCCGAGCACTACACGCCGAGCGAGATCATCGAGGCGGCGCGCACAACGCTCGGCGAGATCGATCTCGACCCCGCGTCGTGCACGCTCGCGAACGAGACCGTGCGCGCGGCGGCGTTCTACGGGCCGGGCGGGCTCGCGCCCGACGGGCTCGTCGAGCCGTGGTGCGGTCGCGTGTTCTGCAACCCGCCGGGCGGGCTCGTGCCCGACGCGTTCAAGGGTTGCGGCACGCGCTCGAACGCGGCGTTGTGGTGGGCAACGCTCGCCGAAGCATGGCGCACGGGCGAAGTCGAGGCGGCGATCTTCGTCGGCTTCACTCTTGAGATCTTGCGCTCGGCGCAAGGGCTCGACGTGCCGCAACCGATCGACTTTCCGTTGTGTGTGCCTTCGAGGCGGATCGCCTTCGACACGCCCGACGGCCCGTCGAGCCAACCGACACACGCGAACGTGATCGTGTGGTTGCCGCCGGTCACGCCGAGCATGCGCGACGAGGCGACGTGTCTCGACGAGGCGGACGGCGGCAACGTCTTCGGCGAGGCATTCGACGCGATCGGGCGGTGTAGGCTATAAGGGGCGCATGCCCGACGAGATCCCGACAAGCCACAAGCAAACGATCGCAACCGTGAGCGCGCTCGTGCTCGGCGTGGCGGGCGCGCTCGGTTGGATCAAGCCGCCCGACACGACGGCGGCGGCGAAGTCTTACGACACGACGCGCGCCGCCGTCGAGGCGCTCGAAGAGAAACACGACGAAGACTTCGACGCGCTCGAAGATCGGCAACGTGAGTTCGAACAATGGGCGGCGAAGCGCCTCGCCGAACTCGACCGCGACGAGTTGCCCGAGCGCCGCCCCGACGCCGCGCCCGAGCCCGCGCCCGAACACTGGCAACCGCCGCCGCGCCCGACGCGCCCGCCGGCGAAGCCCGCCGCGAAGTTGCCGACGAGCGAGGATCTCTTCGAGTGAACCGACGGATCCCGATCGAGCAACTCGACCGCGAAGCCGTGTTGCGCGACGAGCCCGGATCGTTGCACCGTTTCGTTCGCATGGCGTTCGCGCACGTCGAGCCGTCGGCGTTCGTTGACAATTGGCATATCGGGATCTTGTGCGACTATCTCGAACGCGTGAGCCGAAACGAGATCTCGCGTCTCGTGATCAACGTGCCGCCGGGCACAATGAAGTCGCTCACGGTGTCGGTGTTCTGGCCGTTGTGGGAATGGATCAAGAACCCTTCGACGAAGTTCATGTTTGCAAGTTACGACGCCACGTTGTCGGCGCGCGACGGGCGGCGCATGTTGCGCGTGTTGCAATCAAAGTGGTTTCAAAAGAGGTTCGCGCCGCGGCTCACCGAACTTAGACCGGCGGCGACTGACTTCGACAACACCGACGGCGGCTTTCGTTTCGCAACGAGTGTCGCCGGCAAGGCGACGGGGCGACACGCCGACATTCAAGTCGTCGACGATCCGATCAAGCCGCACGACGTTCGCGGATCTCTCGCCGTGACGAAGCGCGCGATCGGCTCGGTCTCGACGTGGTGGAAAGAAACCATGGCAAGCCGCCGCGCGAACGCCGCAACGTTCCGACGCGTGATCGTTATGCAACGCTTGCACGAAGACGATCTCGCCGGCGAGATGTTGAGCGAGGGCGGTTGGGTTCACTTGTGTTTGCCTATGCGCGCCGAGCCCGACAAGGTTTGCCCTTGTCGGGATCCCGAGTGCACGCCCGAAGATCCTCGCCGCGTCGAGAGCGAGTTGCTTTGGCCCGAGCGCTTTCCCGAGAGCGTCGTGCGCGAAGACGAAACAACGGGCATGGGTCCAAGTGTCGCCGCCGCGCAGAACCAACAACGACCGACGCCGGCGTCGGGCGGGATCTTTCAAAAGTCGTGGTTCCGTTATTGGTCGAAGACGCCGGGCAAGCCCGTGCCCGTCGACGACAAATATCCGTGTCGCGACGAAGAGTGCCGCGTGTTGCCCGACGGCGGTGTGTGGATCCAGTCGTGGGATATGACGTTTAAGGGCACCGACGGCACCGACTTCGTTGCGGGCGGTGTGTGGCTTTACAAGGCGCCCGACGCCTACTTGATCGATCAAGTGTGCGCGCGCATGTCGTTCGTCGAGTCTTGCCGCGCCGTGGTCGCCGTGTCGAAACGATACCCGCTCGCGTTCACGAAGATCGTCGAAGACAAGGCGAACGGGCCGGCGATCGTCGACGCGCTCAAAAAGAAGATCTCGGGGCTCGTTCTTGTTGATCCGCGCGGCGGGAAAGAGGCACGCGCGCACGCGTGCTCGGGCTTGTTCGAGGCGGGCAACGTGTTCTTGCCGCACGACGAGCAAGCGGTGTGGGTGCCCGCCTACCGCAACCAAGTCGCCACGTTTCCGCGCGGGGTGAACGACGACATGGTAGATCAAACAACGCAAGCCCTAATCCGACTCATGGCCCGCAACGTTCCGCTCGTCGAAGCGATGCGCGCCGTGCAACAACAACTCGCCGACGGTTGATCATGAGCAATCAAAACTATCTAACGAAGGTTCTCGAACAAGGCTCGGCGGTGTGGGGCGCGTTGCGTCTCGTGCGATCGGACAATTGGCAAAACGTGTTCACTGGGTTGGGCACGGCGCGCGACAAGACGCAATTCGGATCGTTCGTCAACTTGAGCGAGGTTCGCGAAACTGAACTCACGGCGATGTATCACCAAAGCGATATGGCTCGGCGAGTCGTTGCTTTGAAACCACAAGAGATGATGCGCAAGGGCTTCGCCGTGAACGTCGAAGACGACACCGAAGCGTCGAGCGATATCGGCGCCGACTTGCGACGGCTCAAAGCGGGGCGCAAGGTTCGCGACGCTATGATCTGGGGGCGACTGTACGGCGGCGCGGCGGTGATCATTGGAGCCGACGACGGCGGCGAAGCCGACGAGCCGTTGAACGAAGCGGCGATCAAGTCGGTGAAGTTTCTACACGTCGTCGACAAGCGACACCTCACGCCCGACACGTGGTTCGCCGACCCACTAAACGACGAGTTCTTTGGTGAGCCGCAAACGTATCGAGTCACACCTCGACGCGGCGCGACGAACCTCGTCGTTCACCGTTCGCGCATGCTCGTGTTCGGCGGCGCACACACAAGCGACGAAGAGCGCGATCGTTTGGGCAATTGGGATCATTCGGTGATCACCGCGATCTATGCGCAACTGAGACAATTCGACAACGTGTGGCAAGCCGCCGAACACCTCATGAGCGACGCGAGTCAAGCCGTGTTCAAGATCCAAGGGCTCATGAGCATGATCGCCGGCGGGCAAAAAGACGTGTTGCAAACGCGCATGCAACTCGTCGACATGTCGCGCTCGGTTGCGCGTGCGCTCTTGCTCGACGCCGACGGCGGCGAAGAGTTCAAGCGCGAGTCGTCGTCGTTCACCGACGCGCAAGCCATGCTCGACAAGTTCATGTTGCGGCTCGCCGCCGCCGCCGAAGTGCCAGTTACGATCCTCATGGGGCAATCGCCCGCCGGCATGAACGCCACGGGCGAGAGTGACTTTCGTTGGTTCTACGACTCGATCCAAACGGCGCAAGAGAACGAGTTGCAACCGCAACTCGAAAAGTTGGTGCGCGTTCTCACGCTCGCCAAAGACGGGCCAACGAGCGGCAACCCCGTCGACTTCAAGATCAAGTTCTCGCCGTTGTGGCAACCGACGCCCGTCGAGCAAGCGAGCCTCGAAAAGACTCACGCCGAAGCCGACAAGATCTATATCGACGCCGGCGTTGTGTTGCCCGAAGAGATCGCGTTGTCGAGGTTCCGTGCCGAGGGTTGGTCGGCTGAAACACAAATCGATCGCGAGTTGCGCGAGACCATGCTCGAAGCCGACAAGGCGGCGGGCGTCGAGCCCGAGCCCGTCGACGGCAACATGCCGACAACCGACGAGCCGACCGAACCCGTCGAGACCAACGAGCCCGCAAGCGCGGGTTCGGTCGTGCTCGCGCCGACCGACATTGCGATCATTACAACCGTAAACGAAGGGCGCGCGGCGAGCGGGCTCGCACCGTGGCCGAACCCCGACGAAGGCAAGTTGACGATCGCCGAGTTCAAGGCGCGCAAGGTCGCCGAGGGCGAAGCCGTCGGCGCCGCCGCCGGCGACGTCGCCGCCGAAGAGATCGATCCCGCGCCCGACATGCCCGCCGCCGTGGTCGCCCAACAAGCGGCGCCGTTTGGCGCGCCCGCCGTGGGCGGCGCTCAGGGCGACGACGACGAGCCCGCCGGCGGCGCTCAGGGCGACGACGACGAGCCCGACGACGGCGAGGTGTGAGCCGTGGCGCTAGCAACGATCACCGCCTCACGGCGCCGCCGAGCGCTCGCAAGGGGCAACCCGAGCCGCGCCGTGAGGCGGGCGAACTCGGCGCGCCCGCCGAGAGCCGCCGCGCTCGCCATGTCGAAAGAGTTGCGGCGGCGGCTCGCGCTCTTCGAGGCGGTGATCGAGCGCCTCTTGTTTCCCGCGCTCGTCGAGTTCGAGCCGACGCCCGGCGCGACGAGCGCGCCCGACGAGCCCGACGCCCGAACACGAGCCGACGCCCGAACCCCGGCGCGCGTGCTCGCTCGGTTGTCGGCGATCGAGTTACACCTCGCCGACATATTCGACGAGCGCAATCTCGACAACGCGCTCGACGTGATCGGCAAGCGAGTCGCCACGGCGAACGGTGTCGAGATCCAACGAGTGATCGGGATCGCGATCCGCGAAGCCGACCCCGGCGTCGCGGCGTTCGTCGACAACTGGCGAGCGATCAACGTGTCGCGGATCAAGTCGTTGGCCGGTCAAGAACTCGTCGAGATCACGCAACTGTTAGAGCGCGCCGAGCCGTCGGGCTTGCGCGTCGAGGTGTTGCGAAAGCAAATCGAAGAGCGCTTCGGTGTGACGCGCTCGAAAGCCGACTTGCTCGCGCGCGATCAAACGCTCACGCTCAATTCGCAGATCACGAAGCAACGGCAAACGAACGTCGGGATCGAGTCGTATATTTGGACCACAAGCGGCGACGATCGCGTGCGCGGTCTCGACCCCAAAGACTCGACCGATCACGCTTCGCTCGACGGCACGGTGCATCGTTGGGACAACCCGCCCGACGTCGGCGACGGGCGGCGCTTGCACCCCGGCGAGGACTATCAATGCCGGTGTACGGCGTTTCCGGTGTTGCCTGAACTCGAAGGGCTAGAGCCTTAAAACCTCTTAGGGTTATCACTATAGGCAATTGCCGGTTTGCCGATAGTTGTGCTAGTCCGTTGATCCATGGGCGAAGTTCAACGGCTCGACTTCGGGCGGTTCTCGAAGGTAACGCGCACACCACAAGGCGGCATGCGCGTGCCCGCGAACCTCACTCGGGTTGGCGTGTTCAGTTACACGCGCGCCGACGGCTCGACGGTTCGCGAGTTGCGGCACCCCGACGAAGTGTTCGCCGAAGACTCGCTCGACACGTTGCGCTCGGCGCCCGTGACGAACCGACACCCCGACCGCGCCGTGAGCCCTAGCAACTGGCGATCGCTCACGGTCGGGCACGTCGGCGAAGACGTGAAGCAATTCGGATCGTTCGTGTCGGCGCGGCTCATGATCCAAGACGCCGGCGCGATCACCGACGTCGAGCGCGCCGACGGCGACCCCGAAGCGTTGCGCGAGTTGTCGTGCGGTTACTCGTGCCGCCTCGACGAGACGCCGGGCGAGTTCGCCGGCGAGCGCTACGACGCGATCCAACGTTCGATCCGATACAACCACGTGGCACTAGGGCCGGCGGGTTGGGGTCGGGCCGGCAACGAAGTCGCGTTGCGACTTGACTCAAACGGCAACCAACTAGCGGCGGGCGATCCGTCGTCGAAACAATCCGAGGATCCTCGACCCATGAAATACACGATCGACGGCGTGACCTACGACACGAACTCGCCCGAGTTCATTCAAGCGCTCACGCTTCGCGACAAGCGAAACGACGACGAGCGCGCAACGCTCAAGACCGAGCGCGACACGGCGACCGCAACCGCCGACGCCGCGACCGCTCGCGCCGACGCCGCCGACAAGGCGCTCGTCGAGGCGAACGATCCGACGCGCCTCGACTCGCTCGTGACCGAGCGCGTCGCGCTCGTGAGCAACGCCCGACGCGTGCTCGGCGCCGAGTCGAAACTCGACGGCAAGACCGATCGCGAGATCATGGTCGAGACGATCCGCCACGACGACAAGGCGTTCGAAGCCGAGGGCAAGAGCGACGACTACGTGCGCGCCTACTTCGAGGCGAGCACGAAGTCGAGCCGCCGACACGACGAAGGCGGCAAGGGGATCGGCGCGGTTCGTTCCGCCGCCGTTGCTTCGTCGCGCGAAGACAAGAACGACGCGAACGACGAGACCGTCGATCGCAACGACGCCGACGCCGCGCGTAAGCGCATGCTCGAAAACAACCGCGACGCGGCTTCGAAGCCGCTTCGTTTCTCGCGAAGCAACTAGGCTTTCGAAAGGGATCAAGACAATGCCGCAAACGCTACACGCAATCGCAATGCCCGTCGCTCGCGCCGGGCTCGTCGCCGACTCGGGGATCGTGCAAGACACGATCTCGCGCCTCGCCGAAGACGCCGCCGGCAACGCCGCCGGAACTTTTCTTGTGCCGGGCACCGACGCCGAGGCACAAGCAATCGCGCCGACAACCGCCGCCGAGATCACCGACGGCGACGGGCTCGGCGTGCTCATGTACGACGCGAGCAAAATGCCGGCGACCACGGCGGCGGCTCTTGCCGCCGGCAACGAATACGACGTCGAAGACATGTTGCCGTTGAACGGCTCGGGCCGGATCTGGGTTCTCGTTGATCCCGCCGCCGCCGTCGTCGCAAACACGCCGGCGTTCGTTCGCTACGCCGCCGGCGCCGGCGGCACCGTGCTCGGCGCGTTCCGTTCCGACGTCGACACCGCTTCGGCGGCGGCGTTGCCGAACGCGGTGTTTCGTTCGGCACACCGCGACGTCGACTTCGATCAAGCGGGCGTGCAACGCGTCGCGCTCGTGCAACTCAACTTGCCGTCGGTCTAGTCCGTAGGCTGAAACAAGAAAAGCAAAAGGGATCAACCGATGGCATTCACCGAAGCATTTCTCGCGCGCTTGCGCGACGACGTATATCAGCACTGCAACATTCGACTCGACGCCGGCGAGACCGCCGCGCTCGCTCGGCAACTCGAACACATCTACGCGCAAACCTACGACGTGAAATACGCCGAGTTGAAAGCGCGGCGGTTCGTTCCGATCGACACGAGCGTCGACGCGGGCGCCGAGTTCTTCACTTATCGTCAGTGGAACATGTTCGGCATGGCGAAGTTGATCGCGAACTACGCCGACGACTTGCCGCGCGTCGACTCGCTCGCGAAAGAGTTTCCCGCACCGATCAAGTCGCTCGGCGCTAGCTACGGGTTCTCGATCCAAGACATGAGGCGCGCCGCCATGTCGGGATCACAACTCGACGCTCGCCGCGCTCGCGCCGCGCGTCGTGCTCATGAGCAAGCGTTCGACGACATTGTTGCGTTCGGCAATGCCGACGCCGGGCTCGGCGGCATGTCGAACAACGCGAACGTGCCGATCGTGCCCGCCGTCACGGGCACGTGGGTGACGTCGATCGCGACGCCGCTACAGATGATTGAGGATCTGAACGAACTCGTGAACTCGATCATTCTCGCGACGCTCGAAACGTTCATTCCGAACACGCTCTTGCTTTCGAACATCGCGTTTCAGCGGATCAACTCGACGCCCATGTCGACGACGGGCGACGCCGACAAGACCGTGTTGCGTTTCTTTCTCGACAACAACCCGTATATCACCGACGTCGATCAGTGGAACAAGTTGAACGCCGCCGGCGCCGGCGGTGTGTCTCGCGCGATTGCCTACCAGCGATCCGAAGAGGTTCTCGCCGCGGTCGAGCCGCAACCCTTCGAACAGTTTCCGCCGCAAGCGCGCAACTTGGAGTTCGTGATCCCGACTCACTCGCGAGTCGGCGGCGTGCGCGTGCAATACCCGCTCGCGATCGCTTACATGGACGATCTGAGCGGCTAACAAGTCGCGCTCTTCGAGTGAGCCCGAGAGCGCGCAAGCGCCTCGGGCTTTCTCGGCGAACGCACGAAAGGATCTCACGATGGCAAGTCTAACCAACAACGAAGCGCGGCTCTTGTGGGGTCCAAGGATCCCCGGCTTTATTCCGCCGCGCTGGCTCCCCGGCAAGAACATGCTCGACGCGACGTATTGGTCGAAGGCGAAAGCGCACGGCGCGGTTGCTCGTTGGCTTGCGCTCGACATGATCGAAGTCGATCTCGACGAAGACATGCCCGATCCGACCGTGCCGCCGAGCGCGAAAGAACTCGCCGAGTTCACCTCGAAAGAACTCGGCGCCGCGCTCAAGAACCCGAACGTTCCAGTGCAATGGCACCCCGCGCTCGAAGCCGAAGTCGCGAAGCGCGAAGACGCGAAGCGCGCCGAGGTGTCGAAGCGCTTGCCGCCGAAGACGCCGCCGACAACCGAGAACACGTCGAAGGATCGAAAGAGCCTCGCCGGGTTGAAAGTCGAAGACGCGTTGCCGTTGATCGCCGTCGAGGGCGACGTCGACACGCTCGAAGCATGGGCCGAAGCCGACAAGCGCAAGACGATCGACGAAGCGATCGACAACCGCCTCGCCGAACTCGCGCTCGACGAAGACGAAGGCTAGATCATGGCGGTAGATCGTCGATCGTTTCTTGCCCGCTTTCCCGAGTTCGAGCCCGCCTCGAAGTCTATGATCGAAGAGGCTATCGACGAAGCAACGCGCAACGTCGACGTCGACGTGTGGCGCGACAAGACCGACGACGGCGTGCGCTGGAAAGCCGCGCACCTACTTGCGATCACCCCGTTCGGGCAACAAGCGCGGCTCATGAGCAAAGACGGATCGACAACATACGGCACACACTTCGCGCAACTCATGCGAAGCGTGACGCCGGGCTTTCGGGTTGCGTGAACCATGGCACGAGGTGTTCGAATTATTGATCGCGACAACGGGTTGAAAGCGCTCGTTCGCCGCGTCAAGAAAGCCGCCCGCGGGCGCGCCGTGAAAGTCGGCGTTCTCGGCGGCGGCGGCGGCGACGGCGGCACAACGACCGTCGACGTCGCGAGCATTCACGAGTTCGGGCTCGGCAATCATCCCGAGCGATCCTTTATTCGTGCATGGGCCGATCAAGACAAGAGCAAACACGAAGCCGTCGAGCGCCGCTTCGGCGAGTCGGTTGTAAAGGGCGCGAACACCTACGACGAAGCGCTCGAAAAGATGGGGCTCTTTCTCGCCGCGTCGGCGCAAAAGTTCATACAAGACGGGCGCGTTTCGCCGGCGACTATCAAGTCGGGCGACGAAGGCTCGAACACAACGTTGATCGACACGGGGCAACTTGTAACGTCGATCTCCCACGAGGTTGAATAATGGCGATCCCGTGGGAAACAATCCGGCCCGAGTTGCTCTCGTTGTTCAACGTGTTGTCGGGGTTGCAAACGGTGTGGGTCGACAAGCGCCGACCGTATGTTGATCCGAAAGAGCAAGCGATCACGCTCGTGCGCGTGCGCTCAGTCGAGGGGATCGGGATCGACGATCAACGTTACGTCGATCTTGCACAACCGATCCCGTTGCCGACGCTCGAAGAGCAAGCCGCCGGGCACCGACGCGTGAGCCTCGACGTTCGCGTCGAGTCGTTCCGCCACGACGACGATCGGTTCGCAATGAACGCCGTCGAAGAGATCCGAACGCGCATTCGTTTCGGCTCGTCGCTTGCGCGGCTTCGCGCGCTAAACATTGCGCTCGTGCGAGTGAGTCAAGCGATCGACTTGCCGAACGTTGTCGCCGACGATCGCGTGACTTCGGTCGCAACGCTCGACTTGATCTTGAACGTCGGGATCTGTATCGCCGACGATCGATCTACGACTGGCTCAGGTTCGGGCTCGTCGACTAACAACAACCACGTGCAAACGATCGAGACCGTCGACAACCCCGTCGACAACCCCGGCACCGTGATCACCCGCTAGGAGCTATCGGCATGAGCCTCGAAGATATCATTTCAGTTTCGATCACCGCGCAAACGACAACGGTGTCGCGGCTCGGCTTCGGCACGCCGTTGATCGCGCGCTTCCACAACGTGTTCGCGAGCGTCGTTCGCGAGTATAAGTCGCTCACCGCCATGACCGACGACGGTTGGCCCGCAACCGATCCCGCCGTGTTGATCGCGACGAAGATCGCGTCGCAGAACCCGAAGCCCGCCAAGTGGAAGATCGGCAAGCGCACGACGCCCGCCGCGCAAACGGTCACGCTCGAAGTGATCAACGTGACCGAGGGTTACGTATACGAGTTCGACATTGTGGTCGGCGTCACAACGACGGCGATCTCGTATACCGTGCTCGCCGCGGCGACGCCGACGACGGTTGCCGTCGCGCTCGACGCGTTGATCGACGCTATTGTCGGGATCTCTTCGACGCCCGCCGTCGGTGTGATCACGGTCGTGACCGACACCGCCGGCGATCTCGTCGACTATGTTCGCGTGAGCGACAAGCCCGACGACTTGCAATTCAAAGACACGACCGCCGACCCCGGTCTCGCCGCCGACTTGACGGCGATCGAGACCGTCGATCCCGACGGTTGGTATGCGTTGCTCTTAGACTCGAACAGTGAAGCCGAGATCCTCGCCGCCGCCGCGTGGGTCGAAGCGCGAAAGAAGATCTTTCTTTGCAACACGAGCGACACCGAAGTCGTCGACAACGTGGTGACAACCGACGTCATGTCGGATCTGCAATCGTTCGCCTATGCGCGCACGGCGATCATTTACTCGCAAGCGCGCTTGCTCAATTGGACGGGCGCGGCATGGGGCGGCAACCGTTTGCCGAGCGACCCCGGTTCGAGCACGTGGGCGTTCAAGACTCTCGCGAGCGTGCAAGTCGACGCGAACTTGACCGGCGGGCAAGTGAGCGTGATCGAGTCGAAGGGCGGCAACGTGTATCGCACGATCGCCGGCGTGAACGTGACGACGTTCGGGATCACCGCGTCGGGTGAATACGTCGACGTGACTCGCTTTATTGACTGGCTCGACGCGCGGATCAAAGAACGGATCTTCGGCGTGTTGATCAACAATCCCAAGGTGCCCTACACCGACAAGGGTGTCGGGCTCATGACGGCGCAAGTTCTCGCGCAACTCAACCAAGGGATCACCGCCGGCGGGCTCGCCGCCGATCCCGCGCCCGTCGTCACGGCGCCCCTCGTCGCCGACATTGATCCCGCCGACAAGGCGGGGCGCGTCTTGCCCGACGTCAACTTCACCGCAACACTCGCCGGCGCGATCCACCAATTGGTGATCACGGGCGTTCTCTCGGTCTAAGAAAGGATCAAGCCAATGGGTTTCAAAGTATACGACGCGAACGAGGTCACGGTCGTGATCGCGGGCTTGCCGATCTTGAGCGGTTACGACGACGGCGAGTTCTTGCGCATCGAGCAAGAGGCCGACGACTTTCTCGACAAGGTAGGGACCGACGGCGAGGTGACGCGCTCGAAGACGAACGACCGCCGCGCAACGGTGTCGGTGATCCTCATGCAATCTAGCGACGGCAACGCGCTCTTGTCGGGCTTGAACAACGTCGACCGCCTCGCCGGCAACGGCGCGGGCGTCGGCCCGTTGCTCGTGAAAGACAACCAAGGGCTCGCGCTATACGCCGCCGCCGAGTGTTGGATCTCGAAGCCGCCCGACGTGTCGTTCGATCGCGAGCCGACGGCGCGCGAATGGACGATCCGCGTCGCGTCGCTCGAACGGTTCGACGGCGGCAACTAGCAACCACAACAACGCACGGGATCGGTATAGGGAACCATGAGAGAAACCAAAGCAAAACAGATCGGTGATCGCGGCGTCACGTATCACGTGACGCAATTCGGCGCACGCCACGGCGGGCGCGTTCTCGTGCGCTTGCTCAAGATGGTAGGAGGCGCCGCCGGCGAGGCGCTCAAGAGCGACGGCGACTTCGACATGCAAGCCGTCGGCAACGTCGTCGCGAACCTCGCCGAGAGCGTGAGCGAAGACGACTTCGATTATCTTTGCGACACGTTCTCGAAGACGACGGCGATCGAAGTCGACGGCAAGACGATGCCGCTCACGACCGAGGGGCTCTTCGACTTGCACTTTGCCGGCGCGTATCTTGAACTCGGGCAATGGTTGCTCTTCGCCGTCGAGGCTAACTTCGGATCTTTTTTAGACGCGGGCGGGATCGTGCGGAAAGCGGCAAACGATCTCCCGGCTTCGGCAAGCAAGGCGGGCGCCGCGTCGCCGTCGATATCCCCGAACACCTAGTCGGCGAATGGTCGATCTGGAAAGTCGCCACGTCGAAACACTTTCGAGACTCACTCGCCGAGATCGAGAACGATTGGAGCCTCGACGATCTGTATGATGCCCACGACGTGATCGACTTGCTCGAAGAGCTAGACCGGCGCCGGGGCGAGAGCCCGAGAAAGTAACGCGATGGCACTTCGAGAGATCATTGCCCGGTTCGGGTTTCAATTCGATCAAGGCGGGCTCAAGAAAGCGCAAGGCGGGATCGCCGGCGTTGTCGGTTCGTTGCAAACGCTCGGCGTAACAATCGGCGCCGGCATTGTTGCGCGCGGGATCAAGAACTTCGTAACTGGCATGGTCGACGCCGGCGACTCGCTCGGCAAGACGGCGACGCAACTCGGGCTCTCGTCGAAAGAGTTGCAAGCGTGGCAAACCGCCGCCAGTTTCGCGGGCGTCGAAACGCAATCGCTCAACCAAGGGTTCCGAATCCTCGGCAAGAACGCGTTGCTTGCGCAACAAGGATCGAAGCAAGCGGGCGACGCGTTCAAGACGTTGGGCGTCGACTTCGAAGACGCAAACGGCAATCTGAAAACGTCGAGCCAACTCGCGCGCGAAAGCGGGATCGCGCTCGGCGCGCTCGAAGACAAGACGAAAGCCGTCGGGCTCGCGCAACAAGTCTTCGGGCGCGCGGGCGCGGCGCTCTTGCCGCTCTTCGCGAAAGGCGCGCAAGGGCTCGACGAAGCGCTCGCGAAACTCGAAGAGTTCGGCGGCGGCTTGTCGGATGAATTGATCCCGCTCGCCGAAGCGGCGCAAGACCGCTTCACGGAGTTCGAGATCGCGACGACTTCGCTCAAGTCGAAACTCGCCGTCGCGTTGTTGCCCGCGTTGAATCAACTAACGCTCGGGTTGTCGAAGGCGGTGTCGTGGATCTCGAAGTCGGGGATCACCGCCGAGTCGTTCAAGTCGATCCTTGTTGCGCTCGGTCTCGTGCTCGGCAAGTTGGCGATCGCGAAGTTCGGCGGCTCGCTCTTGCGACTCGGGCGCGCGGCGATCTTGCCGCTCGCAAAGTTCATTCTCTTGTTCCTAGTCGTCGACGACTTGATCGCGTTGTTCAGCGGGCGCGGTTCGTTGATCGGGACATTCATCGACAAGATCTTCGGCACGGGTTCGGCGGCGGCGGTCGTGAACGGGATCAAGTCGATCGGCACGGCGGTCGGCGACGTTCTCAAAACGGGCGACTTCAAAAAGTTAGACGACGATCTCGAAGCGATCTTTGGCCCGCCGGGGCAAGACATTGTTGCCGATATCGTTTTCACGTTCGACATGATCGGCGAGGCGCTCGACGCGTTTATCGACGAGATGGGCGAGGGGATCTCGCTCATACTTTCAGATCTCGGCACGTGGTTCTCGGATATGAGCGCGGCGATCGTCGCCGCGGCGATCGGATTGTCGAACGACGCGATCGATCTCGCGACGGCAATTATCGACGGCATTATCGACGGGATCACCGACGGCGCGAAAGCCGTCGCGAAAGCCGTCGTCGACGTTGCGAAAGGCGCGTTGAAAGCGGGCGCGAAAGCGCTCGGCATTGGTTCGCCGTCTAAGGTTGCCGCGAAGATGATCGGCGCGCCCTTCGTCGAAGGGATCGGCGTCGGCGCTCTCGACGCCGCCCGTGCCGCCGCCCGTGTGACCGCACAAGCCACGCTCGCCGCGACGAGCCTCGCCGCCCCTTCGTCTATCTCGGCGCCCGTGCGAGGCGGCTCGGGCGCGCCGGCGGGCGGCGTTATATTCAAAAGCGACATTGCCTTGTCGGTGTCGGGCGGCTCGGCAAGCGACGCGTCGATCTCGAAGTTGCGGCAAGGCGTGCGATCGGAGTTGCGCGACAACCGCCGAGCAACACTCGACGCGCTCAACCAAGTGATCGAGGCGCCAGCATGACGGCATTCCTTTTGCCCGACGACGACTCGGGCCGGATCATTACGTTCGACGTGATCGAGAGCGAGAACCACGAAAGCGTTGCCGAGGTCACGGATCACCCCGTCGAAGTCGGCGCGAACATTAGCGACCACATTCGCCCGTTGCCCGACCGCTTGTCGCTCACGGCATACACGTCGAACCAACCGATCTTTCCGAACCCGATCACGCAACGCGGCGCGATCTCGGCGATCAAGATCACGCCGGCGACATACACGATCCCCGTCGAGCCGACGCCCGGCGCGTTGTATCGCGCCGGCATTCAAGCGCTCGGCTCGCTCTTCGGGCCGGCGGATCAAACGGTGAACGTGCTCACGTTCTCGGCGCCGTTCAACGCTATTTGGGAAACATACGAGGTGTTGCGCGAGTTGCAGACGAACGGCGTGTTGCTTCGTATCATCACACCGATCCGGTTCTACGAAAGCATGGTGATCGAACGTGTCGCCGCGCCGCGCTCGGCGGGCGACGCCGGCGTCGCGTTCGGGATCGACGTGCGCCGCTTGCGTGTCGTCGAGTCGGGCAAGGTCGAAGCGCCGCCCGTTCCACAAGACGACGTGCCCGGCGGGATCCCGTTGCAGAACAAGGGCGGGCAAGGCGCGAAGCCGCCGGGCGAGGGCGAAGACAAGGCGAAGAGCGGCTCGATCGCCTTCGAGCAAGCGAAAGCGTTGGGGTTGATCTAATGCCGTTGATCGTTCCCGTGTTTCCCGGCGAGCCGTTGTATCAAGAGCGCGTTCGTCTTGAGGATCGCGACTATTTGTTTCGGTTCGATTGGTCGCACCGTGAGCAACGGTTCTACATGTCGATCAAGAACCAAGACGAAGACAACGTGTTACTCGGCGTCAAAGTGATCTCGAATTGGGGCTTGCTCACTCGCCAGCATTTCAACCCCGACTTGCCGCCGGGCGAGTTGATCCCGATCGATCTTGAAAGCGGCGGCAAGCCGCCGACGTTCCGCGACTTCGGCACGCGCGTTCGGTTGTTCTATTACAAGAGCGACGAAGACTTGAGCGAGTTCGCATGACGTTGCTATTTAAGCGCGCCGCGCGAGTCGTCGTCGATACGATCGAACTCGTCGTCGATCCCGCTTCGCCGGGCAACTCGCTCGATCTCTCGTTCTCGGTTGTGCGTTCTTTGAAACCCGAGCCGAACACCGCCGAGATCCAGATCTGGAATTTGAACGCCGACAACCGCTCGGCGCTCGAAGACAAGGGAACGTTGCCGGGATCGGTTGCGAAAGGCGAGCCGCCGCCGAAGCCGCCGCCGGGGATCGCGTGCACGATCGAGGCGGGCTACGAAGAGCAAACCTCGTTGATCTACTCGGGCACGTTGCGCGTTGCTTATACGACACGCGAAGGCGCCGACTTGATCACGACGCTCGGTTCGGGCGACGGCGAGAAAGAGTATCAACGATCACGCGTGAACCTTTCGATCGCGAAAGGCACACCGAACGCGAGCGTGATCGCTCAAGTGCAAAAGGCGCTCGGCGTGAACGCGGGCAACTTGTCGACCGCCGCCGCCGCGCTCGCGAGCGCGCCGTTGTTGTTCCCGCAAGGCGGCGTGCTCTCGGGCTCGGCGTCGCAAGTTATGAATCGGATCGCGCAATCGCTCGGTTTTGAATGGTCGATCCAAGAGGGCGCGTTGCAGTTGTTGCAGAATGCCGCGCCGCTCGCCGCGACGGCGACGCTACTCACGCCCGACACCGGGCTCGTCGGCACGCCGTCGATCGACGTCGCCGGGGTTCTCACCGCTCAGTCGCTCATGATCCCCGATATCTTTCCGGGGCGCTTGCTCGTGTTGGAAAGCGAGCGGCTCTCGGGCAACTACCGCGTCGAGACTTGCAACTACTCGGGAAACACCGCCGCCGAGAATTGGTATATCGATCTCGAAGCAAAGAAACTTGGTTGACTCATGAGCGCCGAACCCACACTCGCCGAGATCATTCGCAAGGGGATCGACTCACGCTTGCTCGACGTGCACGTTGCCTTGCCTTGCCGCGTCGAGACATACAACGCCGCGACGCAAACCGCCGACGTGTTGCCAATGGTGCGCCGCGCGATCACTGATAGCGTCGGCAACACGCAACACGAAGAGTTGCCCGTGTTGCCGAACGTGCCCGTGTTGTTCCCGCGCTCGGCGGCGTTCTCGGCAACGTGGCCGATCGCGAAAGGTGATCACGTGCTCGTGATCTTTTGCTCGTCGGCGATCGGCAACTGGCGCCAGTCGGGCGACGTCGCCGACCCCGGCGATCTTCGGCGGCACGACTTGTCGCACGCCGTCGCGATCCCCGGCGTGGCGCCCGACGGCGACGTGTTGCCAACGAACCCCGCCGCCGCCGTCGTCGAGGTGAACCCGCCGGCGACACACCTCACGGTCGGCGCGGGCGCGAGTGAGTTCGTTGCACTCTCGAACCTTGTCTCGTTGCGGTTCTTTGAGATGGTAACGGCGATATCAGCGGCGACGATCGCGATCGGTCCGGGCGGCGCCGCCGACGTGAAAGCGAAGCTAGCGGTTGCGGGTTGGACGGCGGTTGGCACGCCGCCGAGCATGGCCGCGACGAAACTCAAGAGCGAATAAGGATCACGATCATGGCGCTACCTGTACTCACGAAAACTTGGAACTTCGACGTGAACAATTCGATCGCCGTCGGCGGCACGTTCGTCGGATATGGCGAACTCATGTTCCAGTGGAAAACGTTCCTAACGACGGCGGGCTCGTCGCCTTGGACGGTCGTTAGTTCAAGCGACGGTGTGGGCAACGTCGGCGTCGACTTGTGGATCTCGGCGCTCGCTTGCAACGTGCACGACAACGCCGGCGCGAACCATTCGTGGATCGTGCTCGCAAACGCCGCGCTCGGGATCGAGTTTTGCGTCGAGTGCATAAAGAGCGGCGGCGGGCAATCTACGATCATGAGTTCGTTTATTAGTGAGGCGGTCGGCTTCACTGGCGGCACGGCGACGAACCGACCGACCGCCGCCGACGAGATCGACACGAGCGCGACGGCCAACCGACACCAATGGGCGGCGGGGTTGGATCTCACCGTGAACCCCGGCATTCTACATATGCAAATGAGCGACGACGGCGATTGCACTCGTTGGTGGATCTACGTTGCCGGCGTGATCCGTATGCTTATGGCGATCGAGAAACCGAAACTACCCGTTTCGGGTTGGTCGCCGCCGTGGCTTTGCGTCGCGCCCGTCAACTATTACGCCGCGACGGCGTACACGCCGAGCTATTCACACTTGAACGACATAAACACGGTCACTCGAAGCCGCGCCGGCGGCGTGGTGAACTCGCTCTATCTCACTAGCGAGGGCGCGGTGTCGAGCATGCTCGGGCAAACGCAAACGTGGGCGAACGATCTCGACGGCAACGCGTGGCCGTTTTTTCCGATCGGATTGTTCTCGACGCTCGCCGGTTCACGCGGGCGTCACGGCGAGGTGTTCGATCTTTGGTGGGGCTCGACGAACCCCGCCGACGGCGACGCATACCCCGCGGATCTAACGCGGCAATTCGTAACAGTCGGCGACTTGATCGTGCCGTGGGTCGGCGACGGTTCGACAATGTTGATCGCGTGAAGACATGGCAGATCAAAACGGATCACTTTACGACTTGAGCGACGTCGCTTCGGGCACCTTGCTCGAAGGGCTGCTCGATGGATCGTTCTATTCGCTCGGCGCCGGCGGCGACACGACGCCGCCGACGATCGAGAACTTCGTGCCCGCCGTCGGCACGCCGCTCTCGCGATCCGACGCCGTGCAATTCGACGTGCTCGACAACGTGTCGTTACTTCGTCGCGTGATCGTGATCGTCACGCTCGCCGGCGAGCCGTGCGTCGTTCACGACGGGTTCTCGTTTCGCGGTCAATTCTCGAACCTATCGACACGCGCTTCGATCGCCGGCGGCTTTCGTTTCATTGTGAAACGTAACGGCGGTTGGACTACGCCGCCGACGTTCGAGGTGTTCGCCGTCGACACGAGCGGGAACGAAGCGAGTTAACCATGCCCCTACCCTCTTATAGTTTCCCGCTCTCGATAACACCGCCCCTTGTCGTCACGAGCGCCGACGGCGATCTCGACGGGCTCTTGCCGTATGCAACGCTCGCTCGCGTCGAGGCGACGGGCGATATTGAGATCCCGCCTCGCGTCGTGCGCGGCGTCGAGGCGATCCGCTTGCGGCTCGTGTCGCGTTTGAAGTTCTTTAAGGGCGAATGGTTTCTCGATACCCGGCAAGGGATCCCATACTTCGAAGCGGTGTTCGTCAAGAACCCCGATATTAGTCTTGTGCAATCGATCTTCCGACAAGCGATCCTCTCGACGCCCGGCGTGCAATCGGTTGCTCGCATGACGACGACATTCAACAAGGGCGCTCGATCGTTCGTCGTCGATCCTCTTGAGATCGTCTTGACCGCCGGCGTCGTGTTTCGCGCGCAACCCGACGAGTTCATAATCACACTCACCGATCGCGCGGGAGATCTTTTCTAATGCCCTTCGTCGACGCTACAGGTTTGCAGATCAAAACGATCGAAGAGATCCTCGACGAGTTGTCGACGCAAGAGAAAGCCGAGATCGACGCGACGTTGAACACGGCGCCCGACGAACCGCTCGGGCAACTAAACGGGATCTTCGCGGCACAACTTCGTGAGGTGTGGGAGGTTGCGCAAGTTGCCTATAACGGTTTCAACCCCGACGCCGCCGAGGGTTTCTTACTTGAGAAACTCTCGGCGCTCACGGGCACGCTACGCGAGGGCGCAACCAAGTCGCGCGTTAGCCTCGACGTCGACGTCGACGCCGCCGCCGTGCTCACGGCGGGCACACACTTCGCGAACGTCGTCGGCGATCCCGACAACCGTTGGTCGCCCGTCGTCGACTTCACTTCGATCGGCGGTGTTCAGTCGGTCGAGTTCGAAGCCGAGTTCGCCGGCGCGACGATCGCAAACGCGGGAACGATCACCGTGATCTCGACGCCCGTCGTCGGTTGGAACACGGTTACGAACCCGCTCGACGCCGTGCCCGGCAAAGAGATCGACACCGACGCCGAGTTGCGGCAACGCCGCGAAGAGGAGTTGCGCGCGACGGGCTCGGCAACGCTCGACGCGATCCGCGCCGACGTGCTCGCCGACGAAGGCGTGCAACAAGTGAGCGTCTTCGAGAACACAACCGACATAACCGATCCGATCACGGGCTTGCCGCCTCACTCGATCGAAGTCGTTGTGTTCGACGGCACGCCGCCCGTATTGACGAACGCCGAGATCGCTCAACTCATATGGGACACTAAGCCCGCCGGCGTGCTCGCGTTCGGGTTGGAGTCGGGGATCGCAACCGACACGATCGGCGCGTTTCACCCGATCGGGTTCTCGCGACCGACCGAGCGCGAGGTGTGGATCGAGATCTTCGTGTCGGTGAATATTGCGACGGGTTACGCCGGATCGGCGGCGCTCGAAGCCGCGATCGTTGCGTTGAACAACACCGACTTGTTGCTCGGGCGCGACGTGATCGCAAACAAGATCACTGAAACCGCTATGGCGTTTCCGGGGATCTTCGACGTCACCTCGACGCAACTCGGCTTCGCGGCGTTTCCTGTAACGATCGTCAACTTGCCGATCGCCGCGCGCGAGATCGCGCGCTTCGACACCTCACGGATCCTTGTGACCGAATCGATCTTGCCCGTTCCCTAACCTCGAAAGTCGAAGACATGAAAACAGAACCCGCCTTGATCCTCGGCGCCGTGCAAGCGGCGATCATTCTCGCCGTTTCGTTCGGGCTCAAGTTGTCGCTCGAACAACAAGCCGCGATCCTTGCGGTCGCCGCCGTCGTGCTCTCGATCGTTACGCGTCAACTCGTGACGCCGAACGGCAAGGCGAAGCCGCCGAGCGGCAAGGCGAAAGCCTCGACGGCGGCGCTCGTGTTGCTCGTCGCGCTCTCGCCCGTGCTCGTGTCGTGCGGCGGCGTGCTCGGCAAGGCGTCGCAAGCCGCGCACGTTGTCGGCGACGCGCTCTCGATCCTCGACGGGCTCACCTCGAAGTCGCAAGCCTACTTCGATCGGCACCCTAGCCTCGACAACTCGAAGGCGGTCGCCGACGCGATCAAGTTGGTGCGCGAAGCGGTCGAAGGCGAAGAGCGCGACAAGGCGGTGAAGCTATACGAAGACGCGCGCGAGTTGATCGACGGGCTCGGGATCCCGTCGGCGACCCCGCCCGACGGCGGCGCCGAGACCGACGCGCCCGCGCCCGAGCCCTTCGAGTTGCCGACCGTCGACGAGTTCAAGGCGGCGCTATGAATGGATCAACGTGGTGGCGTGACAAGGTGCCCGAGCAACTCGGCGACGGTTACACCGCCGCGATCCTCGAAGCGATCGAGGCGGGCGACTTCGTGATCGATTGGATCACCGTCGTCGACGGCGACTTCGAGTTCGAGATCATGCGCGCCCCGCTGGCGATCGGTGAGCCCGACGATCACGTGTTCTTGCTCGGGCTCTCGGGCGAAGCCGTCGACTTGATCGCGCTCGAACTCAAAGCGCGCGGGCTCGACGTCATGAGCCCGACGCCGGCGTTGTGGGACGTCGCCGCCGAAGACGCGCGGCAAGTTCAAGTCGGCCCGCACACCTTGCCGTCGTTGCTCGGCGTGCCGAACGGCGCCGCCGGCATGACGAAGAGCGCCGCCAAAGCGCACGCCGACGCGCTCGCTCGCGACGACGCCGGCGGGCTCATGAGCGCGTCGATCAAGTGCTACGTCTTGCACCCCTACGGCGACGCCGACGGCGTGCGCGCCGGGCACGCGTGCGAGTATGGTTGGCGCCTCGCCGGCGCCGTCGGTTGGGGCTCGCGCAACTCGTCGGGCTCGGGTTGGCTCGTGCAACCCGCCCAATGGGCGCACGCCTACCGCGCTTTCTTCGATTACAGTATGGGCGGAATTTACGTCAAGACCGCCGCCCGCCACGGCGGCGAGGCGGTGAACCTCGCCGATCTAGCACTTGCCGGCGCCACGTCGCCCCGTGTGGCGCCCGCGGGCGCCGTGCCCTTCGTTGTGCACCCCGAATGTCGCGACGCCGTAGCGGGGCGCTCAGAGCCGCCCGACACCTTGCCCGCCCCGCCGTCGAGCGAGGCGCGCCCGCTCTTGCTTCGAGGCTCGAAGGGCGAGGCGGTCGCCGACTGGCAACGGATCCTCTTGTCGGCGGGCTACTCGCTCGCCCCTTGGAACGACGACGGCGACTTCGGCAACATGACGCACAACGCCACGATCGGTTGGCAACGCGAACGCGGGCTCGAAGGCACGGGCGTCGTCGGCGCCGAGTCGTGGCGCGCCGTCGGCGTCGAGCCCGTCGAGCGCGACGAGCCCGACGGCGCGATCACCGACACCGTGCTCGCGACCAACTTCACACGAGCCAACCGAACGACCGTCGACAACGTTGTGATCCACACGATCGAGATCGTCGAGGCGAGTTACTCGGCGGATCGCACGGCGGCATGGGGCGCGAGCGGGGCGCGAGCGCCGCGCGCGTCGTGGCACTATGCGCTCGACGACGACTCGACGATCTTGTGCGTGCCCGAAGAGCACGTCGCATGGGCGGCGCCGGGGTTGAACCGTCGAGGCATTCAACTCGAACACGCGGGCTTCGCTCGCCAGTCGGCCGACGAATGGTTCGATCCGTTCTCGCGTCGCATGCTCGCGCGCTCGGCGAAGATCACCGCGGCGATCTGTACGCGCTGGAATATCCCGACGGTGTTCGTCGACGCGGCGGGCTTGCTTCGAGGCGAGCGCGGGATCACGACTCACTATCAAGTAACGCGCGGGCCGGGCAAGGGGCGAACCAACCACACCGATCCCGGTCGTGGCTTTCCCATGTCGACATACCTCGACATGGTTCGAGAGGCGATGGCATGAGCAACACGATCGCGCTACTTCCAACACTCCCGCCCGAGTCGTCGCAAGTTGAGATCCCCCGAAGCATGAACCCCGAAGAACAAGCCCGACTCGTTTCCGAACTCGGCAAGATCTCAACCGAGATCGCTCGGGTTCAAACGCGTGACGAAGAGCGCGGCAAGTTTCTCGATCAACGGTTGCGGGCGATCGACTCGCGACTCGGGAAACTCGAAGGGCACGCCGACGCGAGCGGGCAACACGATCTCGCTATCGTAACGAAGGCGCTCGACAAGGCGACGTCGGCGAACGACAAGATCAAGTGGTGGGCGCTCTCGATCGCGACGACGTTGATCACGTCGGCGATCGTCGGGCTCGTCGTTCACTATCTGGCGACAAGGTAAGATCATGGCGGGCGAACTCATAACCCAATTCACGGATCACGAGGGGCGCGTGTCGCGCTTGATCGAGCAATTCCAGAACAAGCCCGATCTCGAAGCGTTGATCCGAGTCTACCTTCGGCAGTTGCAAGACGTCGAAGATGCGCTCTTCGAGATCATTCTCGAACGAGATCTCGACAACGCGGTCGGCGTGCAATTGAACGTGATCGGCAATCTAGTCGGGCAACCGAGAACGACGAGCGACGACAACCGATATCGAACGTCGATCCGCGCTCGCATCGCGATCAACTTGAGCGACTCGACGCCCGAAGACGTGATCAAAGTTGCGCTCTTGTTACTCGTCGACGGCGAGTCGTTCAAGTTGCGCGAAGAGCCGCCCGCGCAACTTCGCGTTACCGTGCTAGATCCGCTCACGTCGGGCGATGCTGACTTGATCGAAGAGTTGCTCGAAGCGACCGACCCCGGCGGCGTGCGCTTGCTCTTGCAATTCAACGACACGCTCGCGTTGCCCGCGGATAAACTCACAATGAACGACGACACGTCGGGCGCGCCGGCAACGGGCGGCGGGCTAGGTGATACGGTGTCGGGCCAAAGCGGCGGTAAACTCGACGCGGTGTTCGGGCCGGAATAAGGAAACGAGACATGGCAAACAAACAACTTAGACACCCCGGCGTGCCCATCCCTTCGTGGGCGAACGACGACAACATGGTCGATCCCGCGCGCCCGTGGGACGCGACGCCGACGAAAGTCGAGCCCGGCGCGGGCAAGCGTGACGACGGCTATTTGCCCGAAGAGAACCCGACCGCGCAACACCTCAACCACAAGTTCAACGAGATCGGAAAGTGGATTCAATATCTCTCGTCGATCCAAGTGATGAATTGGTGGATCACCGAACCGCGCGACATTGGCGCGGCGCAGATCAACTCGACCGAGTGTGTCACCTACGACGAAGGCTTGTTGACTTGGATCGTCGGCGGGCGCGCCGACGAAGTGAGCAACTCTCGCGCGCTCGGCGCCGGGCATTCACAAGTCGGCGGCGGCGGCACGGCGTGGCAAGAGACCGGCCCGACTGGCGATGCGAAAACTTGGACGTGGGCGGTTAGCAAGAGACCCGATCAAGCGCCCGCGCACGTCGGCTTGTTCACGGTTCTTTCTCACTCGGCGGCGACGAACCCTTGCAACATTGCCGAACTCACAACGGGCGGCGGTTGGTTGATCTATCTAGTGCCCGGTGTGGGCACGTCGTCGATCCGTCAACACACCTACGACGAGACGCACCAACGATGGATCTATGTCGGCGGCACGAACATGGCGGTAACACCGCAACCCGCGATCTACACGCAAGCCGTTTCGGCGGCTCTCGTGTCGCGCGCGGCGACGCCCCTAAACTCGGCGATTGCCGAGATCGTCGCGGTGTCTTCGGCGGGGTTGATCGTTGTCGTCGGCGACGGTCTCGCACCGACGCTCGACGTTTGGACGTCGAGCGACGGGTTCACTTTCACGCGCGCAACGCCGGTCGGGCTCGTCGTCGGTGAATCGGCGCGCGCGATTATTTGGGACGACGCCCGATCGGTGTTCGTTCTTACGTCGAGCAAGAGTTGTTACACCTCAACCGACGGCGTGAACTACACGTTGCTCGTAACCTACGCCGTCGGCAACTTCGCCCCGCGTTGCCTCGCAACCGACGGCGGCGGGTTGTATGTCGCTTGCAACTCGTTCTCGGATCCGCGTGCGATCCGCTATTCCGTCGACGGCGGTGTGAACTGGCGGATCAAAGCGATCCCGTGCACCGACGGGCCGGGCACGAACGCGCCTCGCCAGATCTACTATTCTCGCAACGAAGGGCAATTCGCAATCGCGAACGAAGACAACCCGAATCAAGGTTGCCTCACGTTCTCGTTCGCGATCGGCGAGTCGCTCTTCGACGCCGACGGCACGTTGTTGATCCCGACGGTTACATGACATGGGCGCGATCAAGCTAGCGAACAAGCGCGTGTATACGTTCCCGGTCGAGAACCCGGTTAGTAACGACGACATTCCGCGGCTCTTCGTGCCGCGCTTGCTCGTCGTGCAAGAGATCCGCGCGCTCAAGATCGGCGGCTCGGGATCGTTCGACTTCGAGTTGCGGTTCTCGCCGAACGCCGACGATCAAGGCGCGGGCACGTTGCTACAATCCGACTCGGGCGTGAACAACACGACGACGGGCGTGATCTATTCTGGCCCGTTCGTCGACGTGCCCGCCGGCGACTGGCTTTGGCTTGAGTTGCCGATCGTCTCGTCGGGGCTCGCGCGCCCCGTCATGGCGCACGTTCAAGTCGTCGGCGTCGAGCGGGGTGCATGACATGTTGCCGTTGTGGGATCCGATCGCGTTGCCGCCCGACTCGTCGCTCGTCGATATCAACTCGATCGAGCCCGAGTCGTTGCGCGTCGAGTTGCAAGCGCAAGCGCTCGAAGCCTACCTCGACGACGTGGGCGTCGACGCCGTGGTGCGCGATTGGAGCGACGCCGAAGGCATGTTCGCGGTGTACGAAGACGACGAGATCGTCGGCGTCGTTTTGATCATTGGGGTCGAAGTTGTCTAAGCAAGTGAAAGCGCGAGCCGTCGTCGTGCGACGCGACGGCGACGTCGGCAAGGCGAACCGCTTGCGAGGCTTGCTCAAAGCGCGAGCCATGATCCGGCGCGACTCGCACGGCGCCGTCGTGATCGACAACTTGCTCGTCGAGGCGAAGCCGTGACAACCGCGCCGCAACTCGCCGTCGGCTTCACGTCGCAAGCGATCGACGACACTTCGTTTTCGGTATTTCAATCCGTGCAAGCGCCGCTCGCGACGACGTTGATCGCTGGAAACTTCTTTCTCGGGTTGCAAGGCGGCGCCGCCGTCGTGATCCCGATCGGGGAATTGAAAGGGCTCGACCGCGGCGCCAACATAGAAACCGCGCTCACGAATTGCGCCGTGACATTCACGGCGGCGGGATCGTGGACGGCGGGCGGCGCGATCTCTTGCAACGTCATGATCGACGACTCGCCTCGCGCCGGCCCGCTAGACTCGCGCCTCGCGTGGAAACCGCCCGGCGGCTTCGGCCCGAATGTATGGCGGCGCGACGGTTGGGGAGTCTTCGACCAACGACTCGAAGACACGGGCGGCACGCCGTTCGTCGACAACGGGCTCGGCGATTATTCGGGGTTCGGCATGAACGCGCTCGCCGGGTTGCGCGAGCGCACGGCGGGCGCGTTCACGGTGCCCGTTGGCCCGTCGTGGTCGGTCGCTCGTGCGATCCTACAAATGCGACGCTTTGGCAACCCCGTCGGTTCAATGGTCGCCGCTATTCAAGCCGAGGGGCTCATGCCCGGCGGCGCGGGGTTGCAACCCGACGGGATCGATCTCGGCGTGAGCGCGCCCGTGCTCAACTCGACGCTCTCGGCGGCGGCGGCGGGCTCGGCGATCACGTATGCATTCGCGCCCGACGTCGTGTTGCCGCCCGGCAATTATTGGACGGTGCTTCGCCCGTCGGTGCCCTACGTAGCGAACCTTGTCGACTTCGTTGCGTGGATGCAAAAGCGACAGTTTCTCGGCGTCGGCGGCGCGCACTATCACACCGCCGCCGCCGCCGCCGTTCGACTCAATAACGGCAACTATCCGGGGCACGTCGACGTTCACTTCGACACGCTCGCGAAAGAGGCGGGCACGCCGATTATTTGGAACCCGATCGCGCGCTCGTCGGGGCAATCGATCTCGACGCCCGACTTGTCGCCGCTCGTGCAAGAGGTGATCAAGACTTCGGGGCATGAAACAACGTCGGCGCTTTGCTTCACGTTTCGAACCGTCGGCGAAACGCGCACGTATAGGTTCGCGGCGCACGGGCACCCTACGCTCGCCGCGCCGGGGTTCGCGTGTCAATTCCGACGCCGGCAACATAGGGGCGAGGTAGCGTAAGACATGGGCCAAACAATCCAAGCCGCACGAGTATCGACGAACGTGCCGATCGGTGTGTTGATCACGCGCGACGGCGGGATCGGCGGGCTCACCGTGATCGCTCGCTTGTTCAACGGCGACGACTTGAGCCAGTTTCTCGACTTCGCCGACGGCGTGTTCAAAGACGCCGGGCACGCGTCGCCGACGCTCGCGCTCGCCGAAGTTCAAGCGACGACGAACCCCGGCTTTTATGCCGTCGACGGCGGCTTCGACTTGAGCGCGATCACGGTGCCCGCCGCCGCCGCGTCGTTGCTCGTGCAATACGAGATCACCGCCGGCGGCGAGAGCGGCAACGACGTCGACGTGATTCAATTCACCGACGCGCTCGACGCCGTGCTCGCCGACACCGCCGCGATCGAGCCGCTCGTGTCGACGAACCTCGACGCCACGGTGTCGAGCCGTGAAGCCGAGAGCGCCGCCGCAACTCGCGAGGCGACGAACACCGCCGAGCACGCCGCGACGATCGCGCAAGGCGACATTGCGTGGATCACCGCGACGGGGTTCTCGACGCACACCGCCGCCGACGTCGACACGCTCTTGTCGGCGAACCACGGCGGCGGTTCATGGGTCGGCGCCGGGCTCACCGCCGCCGAAGCAATCCAGTTGCAAGAGGTGTGGGCGTCGCTCGGGCTCAACATCGCCGCGCCGGCGTCGTTTGACTTTCCGGGCGGCTTCGTTCAAGCGCTCGCGAACGCGACGCCGATCAACATTGTGATCTCGGTCGTGGGAACGACGGTCACGCTCGCGAGGCAACCGTGATCGGGCTCGCGCAATCCGTCGCGCTCTCGCTCGGCGGCGTCGGGTTCTCGTCGCCGTTGCTCGCGCTTCGCGGGCGCGTCGTTCTCGGGCTCGGCGGCGGGGTTGCCTGCAATGGCGACACGGCGGCGTCGAGCGGCGTCGTGGGCGCCGTTTCGACGAGCGGGGCGGCGGTTGCCGCCTCGAAGACGTCGGGCGCTCTTACGGGCGCTCAGAGCACGAGCGGGGCTAGCCTCGACGACACCGCAACAAGCGGCGCCACGGCGGGCGACACCGCCCCGGAGTGTTGAGATATGCCGACGTTTCCCGAAGATCCGATCGCCAGTTACCCGCAAGGGCAACGCGTGACAATGTTCGTCGACTTCACCGACGCCGCCGGTGTCGCCGCCGATCCCGACGTGGTGTTGCTGCAATACCTCGAAGGCGACGGCAACCCCGTCGCGGTGTTGCAAGTCGCGCTCGACAACCCGAGCGTCGGTCGTTGGGAGTTCGGCGTGGTCTTGCCGTTGAACGGCGACAAGGCGGTGAAGCCGTGGCCCTATCGCTTCGAGGGCACGAGCGCCGATCCGCTCGGCGTGAACGCCGCCGACGAGAAGCGCTTCGAAGTCGAACCGTCGCCGTTCTATCCGCCGTCGAGTTGAGCGACGAGCCGCTCGACATACCAGATCGCTTTGAGCAAGTCGGCGCGCTCGGTTCCCTTGTGCGGGGCGCGGTGTAGATACTTGAGCGCGTTTCCGTAGCAGAACCCGCGCCCGTGCCCTTGATCCTCGATCACCTCGATCGACTCGAACTTGCCGGCGGTGTAGTGCGGCGGCGAGTTGATCATGTCGGGCGTCTTGTCGCCGAACTTGATCGGCTCGCCGCCGTCGATCGACATGCTCGCGACTTCGAGGTGTACCGTCGACGAGCGCGGCTTGCGCTTCGTCGTCTTCGCCTTGCTCACGTCGACACCTCGATCTCGACGTGTTCGATCTTCGCTTGCTTCACCTCGCGCGACGACACGATCGCTTCGCGCTCGAAGAGCACGCCGGGGATCGCGAGCGGCTTGCCGTCGGCGTCGACGTGCTCTTTCGCCCATGCCTTGATCTTGTTCATGTCGGGCGACATGAACCGACGATCGAGCAACTCTTCGGATTGCACGCGAGGGCGCCACACGTGGCGCACGTTCACGCCGGCGGGCGCCTCGACGTGCTCGATAGTCGCGAGCGCGTCGGCGGCGTCGTCGAGGTTCTCAGCGCTCGACGCTACCTCGACGGCGGCGGTGTTGCGCTCGGCGACGGCTTCGAGGTAACCCGCGATCTTGCCCTTGATCATTCGCTCGGCTTGTTCGAGCGCCTCGCGCGGCGGCTTGAACAACGCGTCGACGGCGCGTTTCGCTTCGAGCAACGGGCCGGCGATCTTCTTTCGCTCGGCTTCGAGCGTCTTGTGTCGTCGCTTCACGTCGCGAAGCGCCTCACCGGCGAGCGCGTTGTCGTCTTCGTTGTCGATCGTCCAACCGTCGAGCGCTTCGAGTTCGGCTTGCACCGTGGCAAGCGCGGCGGTTGTCGTCTTCGTGGCTTGTTGCGTGGCGTCGCTCATGTTCGTTTCGTTCCCCATAGCCCGAGCCCCACGGCGTCGAGCATGTTGTGATCGTAGTCTCGCGCCCGTGGGCGACGCGGTAGCAATGCCCGCTCTTCGGGCGTGAGAGCGGCAAGCGTGCGCTTGTTGTGGATCGACTTCGGCACGGTGCCTTTCCAATTGCGCGGCGTCACAAGCCGCACCTCGAAGCCGTGGCGGCGGTAGAACCCGCGCAAGTCGCCGACCATGACGGCGAGATCGATCAAGTCGGCGGGCGGTGTCTTGCGCGTCGGGTAGATCACGGGCAACTCGATCACGACGAGCACGTCGCCGAGCAACTGGCGCGGGCGTTCGAGGATCTCGCGCTCGGTCATAGTGAGCGCCTCGACGAGTCGCCAGTCGTCGGCGAGCAAGGCTCGACGAAAGAGCGCGACGCCCGAGCGCTTGCCGGGGTCAATTGCGATCACGCCGCCCACGGGATCAACCGCCCTTCGTTGTCTCGCACGGGCTTCGCGCCCTTCGACCAACGCCGCATGAGGTAGGGCACGGCGATCGGCGGCACGTCGGGCAAGAACTTCGACGCGCCTTCGACCATGAGGCGCGACAACTCTTCGGCGGCTTCGGCGGCGCGCTCTTCGGCAACTTCGACAATGAACTCGTCGTGCACGAAGTTGACGATCCTCGCGCCGAACAACGGCGACGCCGTGTCGACGTAACACGCCCGCGCGATCAAGAACCCGGCGTGTTTCGCCGCGTCGGCGGCGAGCCCTTGAAACATCGAGTTCGCCGCCTCGCAATACGACGCGCCGCCGCGGTAGCGTCGAACGAACACTTGCTCGATCTTCGCCGGCCCGCTCTCGCATTGGTTCGAGATCCACGCAAAGTAAGGCACGAACTCGGGCCATGCTTCGAACCAATAGCGTTTGAGCGCGGCGGCTTCGTCTTCGGTGATCGTGACGCCGTAACCCTTGCGCGCATACAAGACGAACGTCTTGATCCCGAGCCCGCCCGGAAAGCCGAAGTTCGCGACCTTGCCGACTTGCCTCGCCGTGTCGATCTCTTCGTCGCCGGCGGCGAGTCGGCGCTCGGCTTCGGCGTAAGTGCAACCGACGATCCGTCGAGCGATCTCAAGATGCGGATCGAACCCCTTGTTGAGCGCGTCGGCGAGTTTCGAGCGCGTGCACACACCGACGGCGAGCATTACTTGAGACACCGACCGCAACTCAAAACCCGAATAGTCGGCGGCGGCGAAGACGTTGCCGGGGCGCGGCACGAAACACTCGCGAACCCCGCCCTTTCGCGGCAAGTTTTGAACGTTCGGCGACGACGACGTGCGCCCCGTTTCTTTCAACGAATCGAAGTAGGGTTGCAACGGCGTCGACGTACCCTTGCGCAAGAGCGCGACGAAGTTGCTCAACTTCGTTTTGAGCCCCGACACCTCGGCATAGTGTTCGAGCAACTCGTCGCCGACCGCCTCGCACACCTCGTGAGATAGCTTAGGCGCGCCTTTCGGCGTCACGACGAGCGCGAGCCCCTTCGACTTGCAAACGGCGCGCATGCGGTCGCCGGCGGCTTTCACGTTGCGCGAGCCGTCGGCGCGCATGAGCCCCGCCGACACGAGCCCGCCTTCGAGCGCGTCGTGCCTCGCTTGCAACTTCGTCGCGAGCGCCTCGACGGCGGCGCCGTCGGTTCGCATGCCCCAACAACGCATGAGGTGAAGCCACCACGCCGCGCGGGCTTGCCTGAACTCGTCGGCGAGGTGTCGGTTTTGCGACTCTTGAGCGCGCCAGATCGCGAGCGTCAACCGAGCGTCGTCGAGTGCATAGTCGCGCGCCTCTTGTGGCCACCACGCGAGCGGAACGTCGAAGAGTTCGCCGTAACGCTTGCGCCATGTGTCGTCGCTCTTGTCGACCTTGATCCCGAGCCAACGTCGCGCGAGTTCTTCGAGCGAATAGCGCTTGAACCCGCGCGACGACGACGCAATGTCGATCAACTTTTGCCTGATTAGAGTGTCGACGACTTCGCCGCGTTCATACTTCGCGAAGATCGCCGGCATGAGATCGGGCCAACGAGCCGCGACGACACCGAAGTCGAACGCGACGTTGTGACCGACGAGAACCCGATCGCTTGCGAGCAAGCCTTCGATCCATTCGCGCGCCTCGACGTGGTGCACGAGTTCAGAGTCGAGCGCGTCGGCGATACTCACGCACACAAGAGGCGGCGCTTGTAACCCCGGCGCGATCAACGCCGTTTCGGTGTCGAAGGCAACGGGTTCTCGTCGGTCGGTCATGTTACGCCGACACCTCGTCGGCGGCGTCGATCACGTGCTCTTCGCGGTCGACATACGGCGACCACATATGGCGAGTGAAGTCGCGATCGTTTCGCGTCTTGACTTGCTCGGTCTCGACGCGCACGAGTTGCCCGACGAGATCGTTGTCGGCGGGGTTGTCGGTCGCGTGTTGCAAGAGCCCTTGCAAGTGTGGCGACACTTCGTCGTCGATCTCGGTCGTTTGGTGTGTCTCGTAACCCGCGACCGCGGCGGCGAATGCCTTGATCGAAGGAAACGCGACGGTCTTGTCGCTCATCTTTTGAAACCACGTGGCTTTCGCGCCGACGGGGTGAGCGTCGGGCATGTTCGACTCGACGACGGCGAACTCGACAATGAAGCCGATCCCGCTCTTGATCGTCTCTTTCGCGATCGTGCGCTTCACTTCGAGCACGCCGCGAAAGCCGCCGGTTAGATACTTGCCACGCTCGAAGATCTCGGCGTCGCCTATGTTGTCAAAAAGTCCCATGTCTTGATCTCGCTTTCTTGTTTCTCAGAGTTGCTTATCCCATTGCGCTTCACTTCGAAGAGCAACCGAAGTTGGTGTCGGCATGTCGTGATCCGCCAACAAGATCTTTTGCGGTGAGCCCGTCGCGTCGAACACGAACTCGGCGTCGCGGGTTGCCTGATAAAACGCGCCGACGTGCTCGGCGCATGTCGTGAGCACGTCGAAGCGAACTTCGTCGGCGAGTTGCCCGTCGCGGTGTGTGCGCCCGAAGAGTTGCTCGGTTTGCATGCCGTTTGCCGGCATGCTCGTGATCAAGTTCTTAGACCACGCTTGCAAGTTGCGCCCCGTCGAGTTGCTCGCGATCGACGCGATAATCGGGCCGGTCGCGTTCTCGATCATGTTGCCGTTCGCGTCGAGCCCCTTGCGCCCGAAGTAGGGCGCGCCCGACAACTCGGCGAGCCGCTCGGCGAAACAAGTGTGTTCGGTCCAAACGATCCCGCCGTGTCGGTTGAGCCAGCGGGCGCAGAACTCGACGACGCTCTCGTCGATCCATCGCGGGATCGTGTTCGGCTCGAACGTGTCGCGCACGTCGAGCCATGCCCGACACACCTCGACGTCGCCGTCGCGTTGCCTAACCTGCAACTCGCTATCGAGCGTGCGCGAGTGAGCGAGCACGCGTCGCACGTGCGCCGCCCATGCCTTGCGCGCGTCGAGCCAGTCGCGAGGCGGGCGCGGATCCCACACGTAATAGAACCCGAGCGCGAGTTCGCGCGCGTGCCGAAACATTGCGAGCCCGTCGGCAATGGGGTGCCCGTCGGGCGTTTCCCACGTGTAACGAAGAGTCTCGAAGGCTTGTCGGATCCACGGCGTCGACTTCGGTTCGAGAGCGTTCACCACGATCGACGCGTCGATCGGTGTTTCTTTCGTAGCGACGACGCCGGGCGTCTCGATCAACCGCCGGCGAAACGCACGGCGCGCCGCCTTGCGAGGCTCGGTCGCCCACAACGTCGACTCGTCGTCGTTGCAGAACACGGCGAGCGCGCCGGGGTCGGCTCGACGGGTTTGCCCCTTGCGCTCGTCGAGCGCGTCAGCCCACAACTCTAGATCGGTGTGTGTGCGCGGCAACGGCGCGTCGACGGGCTTGTGCGTCCAACGAAGCACGTGCGCGAAGTCTTTGATCGAGCGCTTCGTGATCGTGCCCGACATGCCGACGAACCTCGTGTCGACATGGTTCGCCATGTATCGACGAACGCGGCGCGTCACGGCGGCGCGCGGGTTCTTGAGTCGGTGCACTTCGTCGGCGATCACGAGATCGGGTTCGTAGGCGTCGAGCGCTTCGGCGGCTTGCACGCGCCCGAGCCATTCGTAAGACATGACGCGGATCCAATTGGGCAACCGCCAATGATAGCGCAACAAGTCTTCGTCGCGCTTCGTCTTGCCGACGAGCGACGCGGGCACGAGCAACAACGGGCGCTCGGCGAACGCCACGGCGGGCGCTAAGAGCGTGATCAACGTCTTGCCCGCGCCAACCCGTAGCGGGCCGAAGAGCCCGCCCACGGTGCCGATCTCGGCGAGCGCGACGGCTTGTATCGGTCGAAGCCGCATTCGCCCGTCGGGCGTCTTGAGGATCTCGGTCAACTCGTCGGCGAGGCTCTCGGCGCTCGCATCCCACAAGCGGCGCGGCAAGCGTTCGATCCGCCGCAACTCGTCGTTCAAGCGAACGGCATTCACGCCCGCCGCCCGCGCCGCTTGTTGGAATATGTCGGGCATGTCTTACGCGTCGATCTCGGCGTCTTTGATCTGTACGGCAAGCCCTTGCTCTTCGAGCGCGTCGCCGAGCGACGTGCGCCCGAGCACGTCGAGCGTTTCGAGATCGAGTTCGATCCGATACACGTGCACCGACCACAAGTCGCCGTTGCGGTTGAGCGTGCACACTTCGAGCGGGTTCGGTTGCCCGTTCGCCGCCCAATTGTCGGCGAACGACACGGCGAGATCCGACTTGCCCGACGCGACGATCACGCCTTCGAGCATTGCGTCGATCTGGCGATAGATCCCGAACCCGAGATCGAGGATCAACCCGAAGCACAACACGCCGGCGGTTGCTTCGGGTTTCTTGAGATGGCAAGCCGCGCGAAAGATCCACGGCTCGTCGAGTTTCTCGGGCGTCGGCACTTCGACGACGCCGAGATCGATCGGTTCGCTCATGACCGACCCCGCAAGAGCAACGCGCCGACGACGGCGCACGTGTCGTCGACGTCGCCGAGCGCGGTGTGCGTTTGCTCGCCTTCGAGCCCCGCCCACGTGCGCAAGGCGGCGAGCGAGACCGACGACACCTCGCCGGCGAAGAGCAACGGGATCGCCATGCTTTGAACGTCGATCACGCGATACGACAACCCGTCGGGCTCGACGAGCCCGAAGCGCTTGCGATCCGAGTTGTAGAACTTGAGATCGAACAACGGGTTGCAACCGCACCACATGGGCCGATCGTATTCGCGGCACACCGACTCGACCCATTGCCGAAAGAGGTTGAGCGCGAGCCCGGCGGGCGGCGCGTCGACCCATGCTTCGGCGGTGTACCCGTTCACCGCCGCCGCCTTGTCGCCGACGGGGCGGTCGGGCTTGATCTTCGTGTCAAAGAACGCGCCGGGTTCGAGCGTGCCCTTGCCGATCACGAGCACGCGCGCGGCGATCGACACAATGCACGACTCGGCGGGATCGAGCCCGCCCGTTTCGGTGTCGACGACGAGCAAGGCGGTTGCGCTCATGAGTCGCGCCCCGCCTCGAACCCCGCCTTGAACCCGGCGACGAATTGAGAGTTGAGCATGTCGAGCACGTTGCCCGCCACGGCGCCCGCTACGGGCGGCGCGACGGGTTGAGCCGCACGCGTGCCCGCCGTCGCCGTCGAGGCGCTCACGGTCGCTTGTGGCGCCGGCGTCGCGGGCTCGGCGTTCGCCCGAGCGACGGCGGCGTCGAGTTCGGTCGTGTCGACGCCCGTCGCGGCAACTTCGGCACCGTCGGCGGCGGCTTGCGCGGCGGCGGCTTGCGCGGCGGCGGCTTTCGTTTGCCGCGGCTTGCGTGGTTTCTTGGCGGGCTCGGGCTCGGGCTCGGGCGGCGAGGCGGCGGCGGTTGCCGGCGCGCTCGGCGGGTTCACGACGCCGCTCGACGTCGCGACGGCGGCGGGCGCGGGGTGTATCTCGGTCGGTGTGCCCGCGCCGTTCGCGCGCTTGTTGCGCAACTTGTTCAGGAATGCCGAGTGTTGTGTTTCTTGTGCCATGATCGATTGGATCCGTTCTTGTGGTGTGAGGTTGCAACCGTTGCCCTTGAAAGGACAACCGCCGTATTTGTCGCACGCGCTAGCGTCGTGCGGCACGTCGAGCCAATGGGGCTCGGCGTGTTTGAGTTCTCGAAGTAGCGTCGCCGTCGCGGCGGTCTTGTCGAGCCGTGGTCGGATCTCTTCGAGCGTGACTCGACGAACAACGGGCAACGACACGGGCGCGCCGCGCGTGCGCCCGTAGGTCCACTGTAAATCGCACGGCGCGTCGAGCGGCAACGCGTCGAGTTCGGTCTCGCCGGCGGCGAGCAACATGCCGTCGGCGGCGTATAGCGTCGACTGTACGTCGCTCGCGAGATCTTCGGCGCTCTTCGCCCACACGAGATCGCTCGTCGTCTTGTGGTCGCTCACGAAGGGCACGTCGCGCTCGTGAATGATCGACACGTCGACGTAACCGCGGAACGGTACGCCGCCGAGCGTGATCGTCAAGTAGCGCTCGACCGTGAGCCCCGGCGTTTGCGGCGGCGGCAAGTGCCGCAAGATCGCTTGCGCGATCCGCCCGTCGTCGGTTGCCGGCGGCGGCGTGGCGTCGACGAACCAATGTTCTAAGATCTTGTGCACGCGCGAGCCTTGTTGCGAGAAACGGTTGCCCTTGTCTTCGAGCCCCTCGATCTTGAGCCCCGCCCACTTGCGCAAGCAATCCTCGGCGGTCGAGATCTGGCTCGCGCTCGACGTGTATGTCGCCGGCGCGTTCACCGACTCGACTTCGCGATCCGCCCGGCGTTGTCGGTGTGCCATTGTCGCGCGCACGCCGAACCGCAAAACTCGGCGGTTGCCTGATATACGGGTTGTGTCTCGCATTGTTTGCACAACGGCAAGCCGAGCGGCTTGCGCTTGCCGGCGCCAGCGGGCGCGGGCTTGCGAATGTCGCCGTGTTGCGAGTAGGCGGCGCGCTTCGCGATCTCGGCGGCGGTTGCCTTGTCGTGCTCGGGCTCGGGCAATGGCACGTCGGGCGGCGTGTTCGGCGTGAGCGAGATCGTCTTCGTCGACATGCCCGACTCGAACGAGTGAAGCGCGGCGACGGCGAACGTTGCGAACGGCTTGCCGTTCGGGCACAACACCTCGACGCTTACGTTGCGCCCTTCGACGTTGCCTCGAAGGATCACGACGATCCCGTCGGGCTCGATCTCGAAGCGGATCGACTGTACGCCGAGCGCGGTCGCTTGCGCGTGGTAGCGCGCGAGCGTCAACTCGGCGGCGTCGGCTTTCTCTTTCGCTCGGGCGGCGCCGTCGTGGGCGTCGACTCGGGCTTGCGTGGCGGGGTTCGGCTTCGGTGCGAGTGTCATGTTTGATCCTTAGTTGGGCGCGAGGTGTTTCGCGTTGTCTTCGGTGTTGTGTGAGAGCGCTTCGGTGATCTCGTCGGGCGTCGCGAGCCCCTCGCGGATCGCCCACGAAGTGAGGTGATCGGGATCGATCACGCGGTAGTTCGGGCGGCGCCCGCCGGGCATATGCAACCGCGGTCGATAGTCGGTCGAGAGCGCGGCGAGCGCTTGCGACAAGAGCCCCGTCGGCGGGCAATGCTCGTTCGAGACATACAACGACCAACAACGCACGAGCGCTTGCGTGTTGACGCACAAGCGCCCGTCGTGAACGCGGATCCAACCCTGCCCGCGGGCGTTCGCGTCGAGCGGGCCGGGGTCGAGCAAGTAGCCCACGCAAAACTGCAACACCGCCGAGCGAATGCCCGACGACGCGATCAAGCGCGAGTGCAACGCGTTGTCTTCGGCGTGCACGAGAAAGCGACCGTTATCGGCGAACGTGTTGTTGTCGCGCAACCACAACGCGTGCTCGGCGATCATGTCGCCTTCGACCCACTTCGACGAGTCGATCCGTTGCAGTAGTTCGAAGGCTTCGACGCGGCAAACGATATGCAAATATCGATCGACGATCGCGCCGATATCGTGGTTCGAAAGGTTCTCGGTTGTCGCGAGGATCTCTTCGTTGTTCGCCGAGATAATTAAGCGCACGGCGCCGAGCATGTCGGCGTTCGGCATGAACTTGCGCCGAAGCGGTCGGCGTCGGGCTTGTATGTAGTGCCGCAACTCGGCGTTTAGAACTCGACCGCGGTGATCGGTCGGCAAGCGCTCGTCGGCGAACACGAGCGGGCAACGCAATTGCGCGTCGTTGAAATTGGTCCCGAGCACGTCTTCGAGCGGCGTCGGAAAGCCGAGCGCCGACCACAAGCGCGAGAGCCCCTCGGGTAACACGCTCTTTCCGGTGTGCTTATGCCCGGTCAAGAACAACGCCGTGCAAGGCACGTCGAGGCGCGTCGCCGCCGCGATCCACGCTTTGAGCAAGTGCACGTGCGTCGGGCCGGCGAGCGCGCACAACCACGCGTCGATCTCGGCGTGATAGCGCGGCGTGATCTTGCGCAACGGGCACGGCGCCTCGACGATCGTTCGCGTGCCTTCGTCGAAGTAGGCGCGTTGCGCGCCGAGCGACACGGCGACGTCGCTCGCGACGAAGCCGAACTCGCGCACGATCCTCGGCAACGGCTTCACGCTTCGTTCGCCTTGCGTGTTGATCGTGAACAACTCGACGCCGGCGGTGTGCGCTGGCGCTAGATCTCGAACGATCGCCGTTTGCGCTTCGTCTTGCGTGTAGGGGCCATGGTAGGCGCCGAGCACGAGCGAATAATAAGACCGCCCCTTTTGAATGATCCAACGATGCGACGGGAACGTCGCGATCTCTTCGTCGGTGTAGGGGTGCGAGCGGTCGGTGCCGAACGCGTCGGTGATCCGTCGTTCGAGCGCGGCGTTGTGCTCGGCTTGCTCTTGTTGTTGGCGTTCGCGGATCGCGAGTTGCGCGCGGCGGATCTTGTATGAGGCTTGCTCGACCGACATTGCATAGTCGGGCGCGTTGCGAGCCATGATCGCGAGGCTCGCTTCGAAGTGTCGGGCGAGGCTATCGGGCGCGGCGTCGGGCCAACGTTCGGCGAGCACGAGCGACAAGGCGAACAACGTGTTGTCGATCGATCCGGGCTCGGCGAAAGCCTCGCCGGCGACGACACGTCGAAGAGACTCGCCGCGCTCTTGCGACCGCTCGTCGCGCTTGCGTCGCAATGCCGTCGCGAAGCGCTCTAGCGACTCGCGCGTGACCGTTTCACCACCGACGGGCGGCAAGGGGTCGCCCGAGTCGGGCGGCGCGTTAGCGGGCGGCATGCCGAGCAAGGCGTCGACGTCGACGAGCGAGCCGTCGAAGACGTGATCGAAGGCGGCTTCGCGCGCTTCGGGCACGTCGGGCGCGAACGCGCCGAAATACAGTCGCGCCGGATCCTTGCACTTAGGATCCGAGAGCCCGCCGAGCGCGTCGTTGATCGCCGACCACACTTCGGGCCATTCGTCGGCGCTCACCTCGCGCGAGAGCGGCAACACGGCGCGCAAGCGGTTCGGATCGGTGTGGTGTCGCCACGTCGAGTGAACGAGCATTGCCCAACCGTGAGCGGCGGCGGCGGCGACGAAGGCGGCGACTTGCTCGTCGGTCACACCGTCGAGATCGGCGACGAAGAGCGAGAGCCCGAGCACGTTGTCGTTCGAGCGCAAGCCGTCGAAGGCGGCGGGCGAGAACGCGTCGCAAGACAACTTCGAGTCTTCGGGCTCGAAGGCGTGAGGCAAGAGCGCCTCGACGAAGCCTTGCCAAGTGAACTCGGCGGGCGTCGGCGTGTTGTCGCGGGCGCCGCGAAAGAGGCTCACTCGATGGATCATGCCATCGCCCCGGCGGGCTCGTGCTCGCACGCTCGGCAACGCTCGGCGACGGGCACGCCGTGAGCGCACGTTGCGCGCTCGAAGCGGTGAGGCATGCGCGCGGCGCCGGTCAAGAGCCAGTCGGCCGACACTCGATAGACCGCGGCGAGGCGGGCGAGATCCGTCGCGCACGGCTCGGTTCGATCGCGCTCCCAATTGGCAACGGTTTGCGGTGTATACCCTAGCGCGCTCGCGACGTTGCCTTGCGTCATGTCGGCGGCGGCGCGGGCGGCGCGAAGCCTTTCGGCGAACCCCTTTAATGCCATAAGGGGCGATCTATAACCCATGAGGGCGATCGGGGTCAAGAACAAGGGGCGCGACGGATAAAACCCGAACGAAGTCGAGGTGTTAGGTCACGGTGTCTCACTGGCTCACGGTGTCTCACTTGCGTTTGAGCTAGTGAGCGGGCCAGAAAGCCTAATGATCTTCTATACTTACTATATACTGTCTCAGTGTCTCAGTAGATATATAGATGTAAGAGGTAAGAGTAGGGTAGTAGTATAGTGTAGGTATATTGGATACATGATACAAGGGATCTGTACTAATAAGTAGGGCGAGACGGTGAGCACTGAGACACCTATAGGCTAACCTCGCGGGATTGTTCAGGAAAAGGCGTGCTCAGTAGATGTCTCAGTCGTAAGTGTGCGACATTGCACCGTTTGCACTTTTGCCCCTATAATGCCCAACATGCGACCGACGCCGACCGAATACGATCTCGACCAACCCTGGAACCGCCAACCGTGCGACACCGAAGCCCGCTGGCGATGCTTTCTCGCCTACCGCGACCAACCGAGCCCGCGAAGCCTTCGAGGCGCTAGCGAGGCGCTCGACGGCTTCGACGAGCGCACGTTGCGACGGTACGCCGACGCCGACGCGTGGTTCGAGCGTTGCGCCGCCTTCGACCGACACCTCGACGCCGGGCTCGTCGCGGCGGTTGTCGACGTGCTCGCCGAGTCGGCGCGTGACACCGCCGCCCGCCACGCGAAGATCGCGCAAGACGCGGCGCACGTCGCGCGCTCGGTTGTCGACGGTTGGCTCGCTCGGCTC